CCTACGCGTCACTGGCACTTTTGGTCCAGATGGGGCCACAACTGTATGGGTTTGGGCTGGGGGGGGTGGGGGAATGGGTTTAATGGGAGCTAACAAGTCTTCATCATCTATCCAAAGCTGATACATCTGCATCAGCCATGTTGGTACTCTAAGAGAACCAAAGCCTAGGGGATGGTCAGGAACGTCAATTGGTTCACAATGGACGTCTTCCCTAACCAGGGGGTTCCAGGGACATGGGCAATTACTAAGAAATTTCCCATTACTCTTATAAAACATGGAATCGATAATTTTTGTCGACTCCACTCCCTTATCATCATAAAGACGAGAAAGGTCTGGGTGGCAATTGCAACGAGCAACAGCCACAGCTATACTTCTACCTGATCTAGCTAGCAGCTTCTGAAGCCGCTGATCTAAAAGACTAAGTACATGGTTATATCTATAACTACCTGGTTCTAATCCATGCATCCTAGCATACTCCACAAAATAATGAAGTATCCTTTCTGCCTTGCTATGGTACTCAGACAGAGCAGCACACACTTTCGTGCAATACTGTCCTGGCATGAGATCCAAAACAATGTCCTCAGTGAAGCTGAGGGCACTATGCATAGCATCCACATGGTCATGACCTTTCGATCTCAACCTTGAGGGTCCCATGGCATTGGGCTTAATCCTAGTATAAGAAGGCACGCACTGGCGTGCTGGTAGGCCCGTTCTGAACGAGCGCAAATAAGTTCTATACTGCCTAACACCTGTTATAAAATCTTCAAAAAGTTCAGCTGAAATCATCTTATCACCTTAACTGATAATCTAACAAAACTTAAAAATAAAATACAATGTAATACAATCGTGGGTTATTCAATAGGATAATCAAACAATAGCGGTTGTCAACAGTAGAAATCTTGGATAAACAAACAAAACGCAGGTTTGTGTGTTCAAAAACGAATTTTAGTTCTTAATCAACTTGGACAATTCACTTCGCTCCTTCACCTTCTCAATTGCAACACTGTAAGGCATTGCAAGAGTAGGTGAAATTGCCTTGCGCAACTTTGGATCTCTCACCTGCTTTGCAGCAGCTGACAGACTCTTGGTCACCCTACCATAGGTACGATGACCATGGAGGGCAGCCTCCAAAAGTTGTTCAAGTGTGGTATTCTTCCAACCTTCATAATCCCTCTGTCCCAACATAGAAAAGTTGAAACAGGAACACACAGATTCTAGCACAAGGGGTGCTAGAACAAAAGTAGCAGTTTTCTTCACAAACTTTCTCTTAAGAAACTGGACATCTTCAATCTTTTGCCACGACATGGACCCATCTTTTGCTGCTGACGTAAACGTCATACCCAGCTCTGACATGGTCTTAGCAATGACATCAGGATTGTAGCTGTCCACAACATCACTCGAAACATTGGAGACATTGTCATCTCCAAAAGTGATGGTGTTGACCTTCTCAAGAAAATAAGCCAATGAAGAATTCTGTGTTGCTTTAGCAAAAGCATACCAAAGCAAAAGAAACACAACAGTACAATTAGTAGGAGTAGTCAAAGGTTGACCAGAGTTGTTTCCATGATGTTTCTGATAAAGGGTTGACCAGGACAACTGAAGAGTCTCCACAATTTCATTCCACATGACCTCACGGGCACGTTTCATTCCGTCGTGGCTAACATCATCGATTGTATCAATGATCACCTTACCAGCAGCATACATGAACTGTGATGGTATAGTACCATCAAAGGAAGAAAAGTCACCATCAAG